TTAATGAATTTTTGGAATTCTTCTAAATCGTAAAAGAAATTTTTCATCATTAATATTCTCAAGATAACCCATCTCCCGCAAGTAGCAGATTGATTAGAAAGTTTTTGAAATTTGTAGTGATTATAAATAACTTTCTTTCCTTTGACTTTTTTCAAGAGGTCTCTTAAAATATTTCTACCTTCTCCCAATAATCGTCTTTTAACAGCATTAATAAATTTCAATTCACAATCAACATCTAATCCGTAACTATCAAACCATTCAATAGTATCACCATATCTCAAAAGACAAGTCCAATGTCCCGAATTATAATTTTCCTCAATAAGAACAATCTTATAAGACCTATCATTCGGGAGAAGTTCCTCAATAGAATTAAAATTGGCTAATTCACTATATTTGATGACATTATTTTTGTAATGATTAGTTTCGGGAAAATATCTCTCTAAATCTAAATCCGTAATATTAGTTCGCATTCTTGTTAGAACCTCATTCATGTCAATACTCATTTATTATAACCAAAGAAAAGAAAATGGTTAAATTCCAAAAATAAAATCTAAATATACTTTAGAGAAATCTAAATGGTTCATTTTCAAAAAGATTATATTTACGGAGTTCAACAAGAAGCCAAAATCTTACCTATATTACAGCAACATTTTGGAGATACTATCTCCCGAAATACCGCACGATGGGGGAAATATGATTTCTATAATGATGATTATATATTTGAATTGAAATCCCGAACTAATCGCAAATGTGCTTATCCTACTACACTCATGACATGTAATAAGGTAGTGAATGTAGATAAGAAAGAATTATATTTCTTGTTTAATTTCACCGATGAATTGGCTTGTATTAAATATGACCCAGTTCTGTTTGATACATTTGAGAGAAAGAATTATTCACGCATTAATCAAACTTACGACGAAAAAGAATATTATTTCATTCCAATACATTGTTTAGCAACAATTCAAAAATATTATCCTAGTATATAATATAAAATGGCTTGGCGTTCTTCATTTGCTTTTTCTAATCCATCAGGAAGCATTGGCTCTACTTACTCGGCTATCAACAACGCTGCTATTTCCAGTATAATTGTTGGTGGTTCAACCGCAAACACATCTTACATTCAAAATTTAGCAACAATTACGGGATTACCAGTAGGTATATATAATGTTTTAGTTTCAGTACCTTTAATAAATAGCGGAGCAGGAGCATTTGTTATTGAAAATTGGATTGTAGGGGCAAGCACTTCAGCATCAATAGCCCCAACTTTAGGCTCTAGTTCTATTGTAGTATTTCCCACTACATGTGCTGCGGACGTTGCGTCCCCAACAACGAAAGTTGAATTTCTTTTGGATAATACAAGTGCTACAACACCAATATATATTAACTCTGTAATTACAATAGGTTCTACTCAAAATCAACAACTAGCTTTTGGGACAATAACCGCAACTTCACCATCAAATTTAGTTGTCGCAATCAAATTGGCTTAAATATTTTATTATACAAATTTAAACTATTTTATAATAAAATATATTTAGTAAGTATATATATGGCTTCTCGTTCTTTATACGCATACCAAAATTCTACAGGAACTCAAGGCGGAACTATTGGTTCTACCTATAGAGGTAATGGGATAATTAATGTTACTACTATAGCGGGAGGTAATAATCAAGAGTATGTTACAAGTATAGGAAATTTTACTTCGTTACCTATAGGTATCTATTCCGTTTTTGTATCTGCCCCTTTAACAATACCGACCGCATCAGCATCAGTTTGTGAAAGATGGGTTATAGGAGCAAGCACTATTGGTCCATTAGATGATAATTTTGGAAAGGGGTCAAACGCAATTATAAATTTCCCTACAACAATGGCTGCTGAAGTAGCATCACCCACACTAGTTACTAATTTTATTTTAAATTATACAAATCCAAATGAAACTACTTTATATATTAATTCCTTATTTACGAATGGTAGTATTGAAAATAATAATTTACGTTTTAATTGTACGAGCACAACAAGTGCTACCCTTATCGCAACTAAAATCGCTTAAATATTTATTATAAAAAATCTAATCTTATAATAAATGGTAAAAGATGATAAATATTATTTTCATCAAACTCCCGAAGAACTTTGTAAGAAGTTAATGTTAGAGATACCAATAGAGAAGGACGATGTCTTATTCGAGCCATTTAAGGGAGAAGGGAATTTCTATAGATATTTCCCAGAAGAAAATCTAAAATATTATACAGAAATCGAAGAAGGATTAGATTTTAGGAGTATGGATAAAGAAATAGACTGGGTAATATCTAATCCACCATTCAAATTGGAGAATAAAGTAAATGCGTTTTATCAAATAGTAGATTATTTCTCTACAAAAGTTCGAAAAGGAATGGCTCTATTAGGTAATGATTATTGTCTCTCGACATTCACTCCTAAACGATTGAAAGAAATAAATGAAAAAGGAATATATATTCAAAAGATAATAGTTTGTAGTGTAAAGAAATGGAGAGGTAGATATTTTTTCATCATATTCAGTAGAAATCAAAATGAAAATTTCAAATATATCGAAGGAAACTATTAAAAGTTAGATTTCTACATGTGATTTCTACAATTTAGATATGTAATAGATATATATAGGTAATAATTTTAAAATTATTACCTATATATATCTAAAAAGCATTGTAAAATATCTATTTTGACATATTAGATATATACAATTGGATATATACATGTAGAAATCTAACATTTCTCTCTATTTTAGATTATAATTTGGATATTTAGGAATGAAAGAAAAATATATTAGCATTATTATATAGAATGTCCTACAGACCGAAATTAGAATTAAGTAATGCTGTCCCGAATATCCCAGATAATGTATATTACGATGTATTGATTTCGAATTTCAATAGCACTACGGGAAACCCAATACCAATATACTTTAACGAAAATAGAACCAATCCTATTATCCAATCTACGGGAGAATACGATATGAGTATTATTCGATTTCAAGTAGATACACCCGATTTACCAGCATTCATTCCAGTCATCAAACCTAATCAAGGTTTAAATAATTTAACCAGTTACGTTATTACTTTAACCATCAAACCCGAATTCCAACCTTATACTTCTCCCGCTACTCCTGTAGCAAATACTACGACTTACGTCTCTCAAGCAAATGTGGTATGGGTAACCCAAGATAATACCGCACCTATTCCGCCACCTCCAAATACGAATGGTGGGTATCAATCAAATGTAGGAGATTATTATTATTGTTATTCATACCAACATTTCCAATCATTGATACAGGCTGCTCTAGTAAGAGCATTCAATTATTTACAAGATGCTTTAACTACTGCTGGATATAGTGGAAGCACTATTACAAATAAAGAATTATTTGGATTATTATCCCCTATCTTTAGTTGGGATAGTTCAACCTCATGTGCTGTTATCAGCACTCCTCAATATAAAACAAATAATACTTCTCCCGCTTTTGAGACTAGATTTTTAGACGCAAATGGAGATATTCAACCTAATCCTAATGGCGTAAAAATGTATTTCAATTCTCCTTTATTTCAACTATTTAGCAGTTTTAATGCTATATTTTTAGGACAAAATAATAATTTAACTACAACTGCTGCGGGGCAAGGATATTATCAAAATCCATCAGGATATAATTCAATTGTAGTTCCTTCTGGAACTACTTTAACAGGATTGAATTACGAGATTGTTATTTTAGGACAAGGAGGCACTAGTCAAATACTTACCCCTACTATTTATCCAGTTACCTATCCAGATACTCCTTTAACAACCAATACTCAAAATTTATTCATTCAAACGTTTCAGGAGTTTTCTACTACCATTAATTGGACGCCAGTCGAGAGTATTGTATTTGTCTCGAATACTTTACCAATTGTTAGTAATCAATTAGCATCTCCGCTTATCTTTAACGAGAACCAAATTATTACGGGAGAAGGGAATAACGCCAAGTTCGCACAAATTATTACGGATATTGTTTCGAACCAACAATCTTATAAACCAAATGTGTTATATGTTCCTACCGCTGAATATCGAATGGTAGGAATGTCTGGAAATAGACCTTTAACCAATGTTGATATATCCGTATTTTGGAGAAATCGATTAGGACAACTTATTCCATTAAACCTTTTGAGTGGGGGAACATGTTCCGTTAAATTCTTATTTAGAAAGAAAATGTAATCTATTCTATTTTAGCAAATACTTAATAAAAAAAAATATTTATTAAGTATATAAATGACTGACTTTAAAACAATCCTCCTTAAAGATAGTCGTCTTGCGGATATTACCGATAACCTAACTTTTGCGGTTCAATCGGGTGCTGCTAATACCACTTACCAACAATTTACTGCGGTATCTACTTCCAATTCATCAATTACCTATACTATACAAATCCCCAGTGAGAGTATTGTCATTAATCGTGAATTACTTGTATCTACTGGAATTACTTGGTCTTTATCTATTCCCAATGTTGCTAGTGGTGCTTTAGCACTACAATGGGGGTCGAATGCTGCCCTACAAGCCTTTCCTTTCAACAAGTTGATTACCACTGCTACGGCTACCATCAATAACACCACTGTCTCCATCAACGAACAAGATGTTATCGATTGTCTCTTAAGATTTAACGATAGTAGAGAACTATACAGATACAATTCCACAACCCCAACACTACCCGACCAAGCCTACCTAAAATATAGTGATGCTGTCGGGGCTAACAACAATCCTTTAGCAAGTTGGGAAAATCAATCTTACGATTTAGACCAAGCACCAAGAGGAGCATTCCCAGTTAGTATTGTGTATGCTGAATATACAACTGAAAATGGAACAATTGCTACTACTACTAGTATAAATGATTTATCCAATACTTATTCTGGAGGTTCAACACTTGCTACTTATAAAATTGTATTTAATACCCAAGTTGTCGAACCATTATTCCTTTCTCCTTTCATTTTCAGTAATCCTCAATACAATTGTGGAGGTATTGCGGGAGTGAATACCATCAACTTTGTGTTTAACATTGATAGCACAGCCAAAAGATTGATGTCTCTTGCTTCTTCTGTTGGTGGAGGGGCTGCTACTATTACTTTAGGAAGAGCATACGGAGGTTCAACATTTACCAACCCATTTCAAGGCGGAAATACCAGAATGTTGTTTAATTTCTTATCTACACAGGCAAGTGATTTAATCCCATCTAGAAATGTATCTCCTTATCTCGATTTTCCCCGCTACCTTTCTCAATCTACTCAAAATCCTGCTATTACTGCTAATGGTGGAAGTGCTACTATTACCTCCCAAAATATCCAACTTAATCAACTTCCAGATTATTTCATTATTGCGGTTCGTAAGCCAATGTCTAATCAAACTATTTACGATAGTGCTTCTTTCTTTACTATCAACAATATCAGTATCAATTTGAATAATCAGGCGGGTCTATTGTCATCTGCTACTCAACCAGACTTGTGGCGTATCAGTGTGAATAATTGTTCTTCTCAATCATGGACTGAATTTTCGGGACAATCTGTTGCTACTAATCCTGCTACTGGTTTCCCTCTAGCAATAGATACAACGGGTTCTATTTTGGTTCTTAACCCCGCAAAAGACCTTTCTCTGCCAGACTACCTTTCTTGTTCTAGCATCGGTCAGTTCAATTTCCAATTTTCCATCAACGTTACTAATAATTATTCTACTGATATTCAACCAGAAATATTGGTTATTACTGCCAATTCTGGAATTTTCGTAACGCAGGCAGGTTCGTCAGTCATCTATACTGGAATTCTCACCAAGCAAATCGTAGTAGATACCAAAGCCGAGAAATCAGCCGACCCTATTCAATCCGCCGAATTCAAGAGAATGGTCGGTGGAAATATCCACAATATGGGTTCTGGTGCTGTCAAAAGAATGGCTCAACATCTAGGAAAGAAACTACATTTCCACGGGGTAGGTTCTAATCCAGTATCTGGAGGTAAAATGTCAAAATATTGTTAAGAACCTTTTGATTTTTAATTATTAAATAAATTATATATTCACTATATATAATGTATAACTTAACATTTGATAATCCTTACAATCGAGAGATTGTAAAGAAATTAAAACAATTTAGAAACAAGCAACAAGGTTATTTTGTCCCGACTTATATTGAACCAGAACATATTACTCATCGATATGACCCTATTACTATTACGGGCGGTAGTATTAATCACATTTCACATTCGTATAAACCTGGAGCATTAATTCATTATCCTGCCGATTTATATGAACCAATACATACTATTAATCGTAATCAAATGGTGGGAAATAAATTGAAAGGCGGTTCTAGTGATTTAATGGAACGACCATATCAAATACCTACCGATTTCCGTTCAGGAACATCTTACGATAGAAAAGATAAAGAAATTAATGATTTAGGGGCTATTCATTCTAAACGCAGAGGACAACGTGGTTTCGTTGGTATGAAAGGTGGAATTCAAGTAGTTGAACCAATTATTAATACCCCGAAAATTGATATTGTAAAGAAATTAAAAAATATTAAAGAAGGAGGAAAAAAGAAAAGTAAAAATCTACCCGAACCGAAACAATCCAAATTATTGAAAATATTTAATTAATTATTTTATTTTATTTTGTTAATATATAAAATGAAATTTGTAGAAATCATTGAGAACGAACCAAAGCCAAGATTAACTGGTGGTCGTCGTGGAGCACCTATTTTACAAAATGGGAATAATAATGTAGATACTCCTTTAGTGCCTGTTGCCAAATTACCCGCATCTGCTGGTCGTAAATGTGGCGGAACTTTATTACCTGGAACAAATGCCGTTAGTAGTAATTTAGTTCCCGCATCTAAATTACCGCCAAGTGCGGGTTCTTTAGCAAATGTCATGGCTTCTTTGAAACCGAAACGAGGAAAGAAATCGGGAAGTGGATTAACAGATAAATTTAAAATATTAAGCGACCCTGAAAATCATTTGAAAGAATATGTTGATTTAGTTAATAAAAGTTCCAATGCTCCTATTCCTCCTGAAATTGCGGTGGCTCAAAAAGAATTTGAGGCTAAACAAGCATCGGGAGGCAAACGCAAGAGAGGCAGACCAAAAAAAGGTGGGGCTGTTCCTCCTCCTGATGATATGGCTTGGAAACGCATTGGAAAAGGCGGTAAAATGTCAAAATTAGTTCCGTCTCACGGACATGGAGCAACTACTCAAATTGGAACAAATTATAAACTCTCTCAATTTGGTGGAGCAATTGAACCTATTGGAAATACCGCATCTACTTTATCTCCCGCATTAAGTGTTGGTAGTGTTGGTGCTGGAAGGAAAAAATTGCCCGAAGGAAAACATCTTCGTAAATTGTTGAGATTAATGGTAAAGGGTCGTAATCAATTACATGGAGATGGTCTTTTGGGAGATGCTTGGGAAAGAGTGAAATCATTAGCCGAGCACTTATATAGAGAGATTGGACCAGAGGTTTTTGAAATTGGAAAAGAAACTTTTTTGAAATGGTTGAAGAAAGAAGCCGAAGAATATATGCTCGGTAAAAAAAAAGATGTGGAAGAAGGTGGTATTTTTGGAATATCTACTGGAAATATTTTAGCATCTGTTTTTAGTGTTGGAAAATCATTAATGAGTTCATTAGTAAAAGCATTAGGACCAGAGTTAATCAAAGAAATCCAGAAGGAAGTTTTAAAAATAGGAATTAATCTAGCAAAAGATAAGGCAGAACAATTTTTAGGTTTGAAAGAAAGTCCTGGAGGAAAAGTGAAAGTTGGTTCAGGAATGCCTGGAGCAAACGGAAAAGGAACTAGAAAGATTGGCGGAACTATTATTATTAACCCTAGAACGGGAGAACGACGCCATTTTGATAATACTATAAGTCCTTTTACCATGCCGATTTATAAGGAAAAAATGAATGAATTTTTTCAACAGCACCCAGAAAGTCCTGCTTTTGCTGTTATAAAAAAGTTTGTAGATGATATGCTTGGAGAAAGATGGAGTGAAGTTGTAAGAAAAGATTTTTACGAAATGGTTGTAGAACACTACAAAAATAAGGAAGAAACTGGAGGGAAAGTTAATAAAAAAAGTCCTAGTAAAAAAGGGAAAGCAAGAGGTGCTATTGTTGCCGAAGTAATGAAAAAGCATGGGCTTTCTCTACCAATGGCTTCCAAGTTCGTAAAAGAACATGGATTGTATTAAATTAGATTTTTATTTTCTTTAGATATATTAAATGCCTAAAAAATATAAATTAAATGGCGGGAAATCTAGTGTTTCTTACGATGTATGGATACATGTAATGGCTCAACCTAGATTTCAAGAAAATTTTACACGATTTTTGGCAAAATGTAGGGATTATATTAATGCTACTATTGAGCCTAAAATAGAGAGATTAAATGGTGATGATATAGATGGGCTAGATAAAATAGAAGCATCTTTTTGTATTTGGGCTAGTAATTTATTTAAAATGTCGGGGTTCGGGGGAGATTATATGAATGGTTTAGATGGAAATAGAGATATTACGGATAAAATATTAAATAGCACTGATGATATTCATGCTGATTGGTTTAAAATAGTCCATCCCACTAGTGGTGGTAAAATGGTAGTTTCAACTCAATCTGGAATAATTGGGAGACCTTTACATTTAATGGGTGGAACTTTAACTGGTGGTAATATTGTTGATGATTGGATTAGTAAATTAGGAATTACATTTGGTAATATCGGGAAAAAAATTGGAAATTTTGTTAATGACAATCAAGATTTATTTGTTACTATTTTAGTTGATTTATTAATGTGTGTTGTAGCACCAGAAATTAGTATTGTGGATTTTGCTGGAAGTATTGCTTCGGTTGCTACTACCATCGCAAAATATTCAATGAAAGGACCACCATCTCAACAAATTAGTGAAGATGAGGCTAATAATGCTTTATATGTATTAATGGCTGACCCAAGATGGAACGACGATTTAGTTCAACCTACTATTGATTATTGTAAAATCATTTTAGGATATATTTTAAAAGACCCTGCTCCATGTGAAAGTCTTGGGGCTAATCAAAAGATGACTTTTGATATACACGGATTGTTTAAACAATGGTCTGGATTAGTAGAAACTAGTTCGTATGGTGCTGATGGAACTCCTTTAAATGGAAGACAAGCATCTGGAATTATTATTGTTGGATATAGTAATGCTACCAATAAAACTCTAACTCACCCTATTATTTTTGACCCTTCTATTCAAAATAATTACGAAATGAAAATTTGGTCGGTTCATGGAAATGAATGGAGAAAAGGTCAAAGTGCTAATGCTGCGTTAGGAACATTGTGGGCTAATTACGATTATTGGGAAGAAAGATTAAGAACCAGAATGGTTAAAGCAATGTTTAATGACCCTGTTGCTAGGGCTAATTATCAATTCGCACAGAATTATTTTTTCGGACCACCTCAACCGCCATTTCAATTAAATAATGGAGCAGATATTTATCCTAAAATGGACGCACTTATTGCTAATTTACCACTTGGAGAACAGACAACAACACCTACTCTTCCTACTCCTTTAGTTCCTGCCCCTCCTAAACCTACTAATTTTGCCGAATGGAATGCTTATTTACAAAAATACGGAAATAAAGATTATCCACCCCCTGGAACATACGACCCTAATGTCCCAACAACACCTACTACTGCCCCCACAATTCCTGCCCCACCTAAACCTAAAGGTTTCGCAGAATGGAATGCTTATATAAAAAAATACGGAACAAAAGATTATCCACCCCCTGGAACATATGTAGATGATTATTAAATAAAATAATATATTTATTATATATAAATATGTTGCCCGCTTATCAAAATTCCGCTTTAAATAAAGATTTGGCTATTAAAAAACAATTAGTCCAAAGTCAAAAACGAGCCTATTCTGTCGTCCAAGATACTCAATTAATGGCAGATACTGGTTTAGCCTCTCAAATGAATTCCGCTATACAAACTAATTTAGTAACATTAGAAGCCCTTTTAGCAGAAGCGTCCGCTCATTATTCAGCGTTTGTAATGAATGCTGAAATTGGTTTTAATGAAAGTAATATTCAATATGATGATGATAGTAATGATAATTGGAACGATGTAGATATTTCTAGAGCCGTTCAACAAGGATATGTGGATAAATCTCTCGCTTCTTCCATGAAAAGTATCATGATTATTGCTTTCCAATTAAAACAAAATGTAGCAAAATTACAATCTGTTATTAATTATTTAAATAAAGGTGATATTGCCAATATTCTACAACAATTAGAACAAGTTAATGATAGATATACCGATATTTTTACTACCGCACAAGACGTTACTAGTTTGAATTTAGAGAAAGAAAAAGAACAAATATTGGTTAAATTTTTAAATCAAACTGAAAAATCTATTCAACCCGTATTTAGTGCTTTGAAAACTTTATTACAAGCATATTCTCCCGCTGGATATAGTGTTCCTATTACTCAACGAAGTCAAGGAAGACAACCCGATGGTGGTTATAATTTGGCAGGTGTCATGTCTTCCAATTCCATGTAAAAAAATTAAATATATCTATTATATAAATGTATTTAGTTCAAAGTGTCCTTTTTGATAAATCCAAATTTTCTCTCCATTTATCAAAAGAATGGTTGAAACATCATCATTACCATCTCAATAAGGTTGATGATAAACCGAAAACTTATCGTTTTAGACAAATAACCCCAAAAGAAGCCAAGAAACAAGGATATACCAATTTTAAAACCAAAAAACTTGGGAAATCGGGCGTTTCTCTCGTATTAGCCTACAATGAATGTCTTTGTGGAGGCGGATTATATAATCATGAATTACATCATTTCCTTTTCAATTCTTATTCGAATGGTAAAGATTACAAAGAATGGAAATTAGACCATTCTTTAAGTGATAAACAAGTCCAAGTTTATTTCAATCCTACTACTAGTAAAGCGGTCGTGGTTCATCGTGGTTCTATCAATTTACAAGATTGGTATGAAAATGCCAAAATGGCTTTTGGATTTAAAGAAGGAATAGAACATTCCAAAAAAATACAAAAAGAAGCCGAACGCAAATATGGGGCTGAAAATGTCATTACTATAGGCCATTCGAGAGGTTCTCGAACGGCCGAAGAAGTCGGGAAAAATTCGGGAGAAATTATTACTCTCAATAAACCAGTTACTACTTGGGATTTATTATACCGCAAAAAAGTCCCAGAACATCAAACTGATATTAAAACGGGATTAGACCCCGTTTCTTTTTTAAGACCTTTACAACTTGGAAAAAAATACGAACATATTAAAAGTGATACTTATAATCCCCTAACCGAACATTATATTGATGTTCTCAAACGTGTTGGAGATGAAAAATATTGGGGAAAAGGTAGATGTTGGAAAGGTTATAAACCAGTCCCTGGAAAGAAACCTTATTCTAAAGGCAGTTGTAAATTAATTGGCGGGGCTATTTCCACAGAGGCTCAATATAGAAAAGCAGTTTCCAGAATGGAACATTTATTAAAAGAAAAAAGTTTATTAGATGAAGAAAAAGATGATTTAGAAGAGAAATTCAATGAAGTGATTGAATACGCAGACGAGAAATTTGACGATTTAGATTATATTGACGCTCTTAAATTTAAAGTTGTTTTAGATTTAATGATTAAGAAAAAAATATTTACTAAAAGAGCAAAAGAATGTTTAAGTAATTATTTTGCCGAAGAAGAAGAAGAGAGATATAGTGATGATTTCGAACCTTATACTGGTAAAGGAAGGAAAACGGGGTCTGGGTGTGGAACAAGTCGAGTTAATGTTGAATTTGAAATTTTATTTAATCATTTACAATATTTATATAGTCGTTTTGAAACTACCAATATTACTAGAGAACAAGAAAGAAGTATTGTTAGTTGGTTGAGAGAAATTTTACGTATTCGACCTATTCCCGAAGAAGTCCAACGATTAATTGGGTTTATAGATAGGGCTATACAAAATCAAAATTTTTCACAAAATACTATAACTCAATTATTAAATGTAAGAAGAGAATTATTACCTTTAACAGGTAGAGGAAGAATAACGGGGGCTGGGTCTGGTATTATTACAAATAAATGGAATAAAACGGAACGAGAATTGAGAGATATTCTAGAAAATAACCCTGGACCATTCCATCAAGATGGAGATACTTATTACAGAATACTTTTCTTATTTAATGAATTATTAAAAATGATTAATAAAATGAAAGATAAATATCCTACTCCTACTCCTACACATGCTTGGAGAGAAATTTTACCATTCAATAGAATTGTTTTACATTTATATAATGATTTCGTTAGAGATAATCCTAGATTTCCAGCAGAAGAACACCCTGGATTTGTCCGTTTAAGAACTACTATTACTCAATTAGGACAAGGAAATACAGCAAATGAACGCCGTTTAACTCCTCGTGAAGAAGAAGAAGAAGGAGCGGGATTGAATGGTGGTGCTATTTGGGACAGATTAGTAGATTATTTATTAGGACGTCGTCGTCCTATTGAACCAGAAGAAATACCATCTCGTAATCCTACAACAAGACGATGGAGAGATATTTATAGAGAAGCCATTGGATTAGAAGTTCAAATTCAAACAAGACCAGACCATCAAGGAAATATGGAGCATATTAATAATTTTTTAACATTGGCTACTGAATTAACAAATAATTATACTGGACCGCATGAAAAAAGACAAATAAGTAATTTAATTTTGAAAGCCGTTAATAATCCACATTTGAATATTGGAGGTGAAAATAATGAAATTTTCCAAAGATTACGTCATTTATATAATATAATTCATCAAATACCTGAAGGGGCGGGAATATCTGGCAAAGGTAGAGAATTAGGTCTCTCGTGCGTTTAGATTTTTACTTTCATTTAAAATTAAAAATCTAACTAATAATCTTTTATTTGTATATTTGAGTTGCTACATATAATATTAGTTTGTTTAATACAGCATGTTATACAAAATAATTCCATTTTAATTAAACTATCTACTATTTTATCATATATATCATACTCATTTATTTGTTTTTTAATTAATTTTAATTTTTCATATTTTGAATGAATAACAAAATAATCAGGAGCAATATTATAATTACAATTACGATTTAAACAATTAACCATTTATAATTAATCAATATATATTAATTATAAAATTAAAAATCTAATCTAATCTTTAGGATTTAAAATATAACATTCCTTTTCACTCATTACACACATTGGATATGTTTTCGTTATTGTTACCCATCTACTCTCCAATTTCTTTATTTTCTTTATTTGTTCTTTATCTAATCCCATATAACTATCTAACAAGTATTTGAGAGAACGACCTCCTAATCCCGTTGGAAATATCGTTACTGAATGTGCCTCATTCAAGATTTTCTTGGTATCATTACCCGCACATGCCGAGTGTGAAGTATATACCACACTAGTATTGAAATGTCGTCCTGTTTCCAATACCGAATTTAATATTCCTTGTAATTTTATTTTTTGTGCTTTATTCGTGATACAATCCGTATCATCAAAAATAACGAGAGAATTCTCAAAATCTTTCGCTGAAACATCTTCTCCCAAAAATTCTGGCGTTATTTTAATGCGTTTCAATCCTTTGATTTTATCTATACTACTATCATCAGTTAAACTGCTAAATAAATATATATCCCGTTTAGGATAGATTTTTCTATAACAATCACAATATGCTTTCGTATAATACGATTTACCACTTCCTGACGAACCCGTAATATATAAGATACTTCTCTCGGTATTGGGATTAGGAACTTGTTGGAATTTCTGTCCTTTCTTATCTTTTAAATCTAAACTAGTTAGATATGTTACTACGGCTTCTTTTTTCGGTTCTACCGAGAGAACTTGGTTTCCGTTTTTCTTATTATCGTCCATTATTAATGCTATAGGGCTACCTATGTTTTCAACATTCATTTTATATATCCAGAGATATTTTTATTTTCCGCTATCCACATTCGGGTTTTTTCATCTAATAATTTTTTGAATATATCCAATAAATAATCTAATCCTTTTTCCATTTCTCCCATTTTCAATCGTTTAATGAGAGAAATACTTTGAACTATTTCCTTTTTCATTCCCATTTTTGGAATTTTCTTCTTTATCCATTCTATATTTCTTACTAAATCCGTTCTTTTCACTTTCCTAAAATCTTGTTCTAATAATTGTATTAAGATTTCCGTTTGATTTTTACAACTATTTAATTCGCCTATTGCCGAGTTGAAATATTCTTGTAATGTTTTTATTATACTTGGTTCTCTCTTGGTTATTTTCACGAAACTATATAATCTTCTTAATGCTTTGAAACTATTTCCTTCTTTGTAATATTCTTTTATATCTCCCGTTATATTCTCTTTTACATCTTCTTTGTCGTAATTCGTTATTCCTCCAAAGTTGAAATAATAATTACAAGAGAATTCTTGGAATATTCCGTTTATTAATGCTATCACGTCCATCTTTATTACCGATTTCATTTGTAATGCTTCGCAAAGTGTTATCTTTCTACTATGTTGTTTAACTATACCAACTTTTATACTCTTCTTGTCCCATCTCACGGGTTTTCCACCTATCTCTCCACATTTGAAATCTGTGATATAGACTTCGGGTATTTCCATTGCCCTTCTAAATTTTTCTTTAAATGCTTTTTCAATATATTGTATTCCTTCTACTCCTCCCTTCCAATGTTCCGCCAAGTCGTAATCACTACTATATAGTATTTCGCTATCTGCTCCCGTTCCTTTTATTTTGTATTTGCCACTTATTGTTAAAAGTTGGAATATTTTGGTTTCATTCATTTTTCTCTTTACTATATTAGAATATATTTAATTGTTTTATTATTTCTCTTTTTAAAGAGAAGAAAAATAATAATAATAAATATTCTATATACTATATAAGATAAAAAGGCAAAAAAACCAATAAATATTGGAAAGTTGCCCCGAAATAGGAAAGTAGTCCTATAAAAGGGGGTATATAGAAAAAGAATTGGAAATCGGGGCAACTTTCCAATATTTTGGTATATTTCCAATATTTATACTATATAGTTTAAATAAGTTCATCACTATCTTCTATCTCCTCTTCCTCCATTTCTGTAATATCATCTATAATATTATCCTCATCAGTTCTTTTTGAATGATGAATAAGGATAGCCGAAGTATATTGTTTCTTCTTATAACATTTTCCAGTCTTAAAAACAAATTCTCTAATTAATTCATGATTTTCCAACTTATCTTTAAAATATTTTAAATTATACAAACGCTTATCATTCTTGGAAAGATTACTGAAAAATGCGGAATTCTCAAAAACGGAATAAATATCTTTGATTATAATAGCGTCGGCATTAGGAACATTTTGATACATTTTATCAAACCACCCGTAAAACTCATCACTAGCAATCATTTGCTCTCTATTTCTAATTTGAACGGATAATGGTGGGGGAGAAAGACGGAATTCATTTTCTGTAAATAATTTAAAATAATTCAACAAAAGATGAAACAACGTCATTCTATATTCACATTTGAATTCATTAGACTTGTAATAAGGGTTCGCAATAATCCAAAATTTTCTCAAACATTCGGGAGTTTCATCATATTTCTCCTGACTAACCGCCTTTGATACAAACGGAGTAATATCATTTCTTCTGGTAATCGCATCACCAACCTCATCATATCGGGGCATATCATTACATTCCATGACTAATGTCAGTCTTAAATTGACTTCGCATCTACTAGAATACAAGGCTCTCGCATTAATTTTAGGATTACCCGTAATTTCTTTAATAACGGAACAAACAATTCTTCTGGTAGCCTTTGGTTCTTGTGTAAGGGCAAATCTCACACCATCTAAATTGGCAACTTCTGGATTAGCACCCGTTTTAATTGGGGACAATACGAATTCACTCGGTAAAGTATAAGCATACTTACCACACGTAGATAACATGAGGGCATTTAATAAGGATTTACCATTACCACCCTTACCAGTAGCAACAAAGAATTTCTCTTGTTGGTATCCACACAACCCCGTAGAAAGAATTTCCAAATAATGATGTCTAACCAAATCATCTGGGAAAATGCCGTATAATAATTCTAATAATTTTTTTTCTTTGGTGGCATCTTTTTCTTCCCAATTATAACCACACGAAATAGAGAGATAATCTTCTGGATTAGGGGTAATTTTCTTACCCGTAGTAAGGTCAATCACGGCATTTTCAAAAACGAAAAGAGTTGGTTTATTATCCCAATCAATAGTATCATTAGAAAGGAAAGCCAAAATATCTTTAATATAAGAACCACGAAAATGGGAATTTCGTAATCGGTAATTAATATCGCCATTAAATTTGGCTAATAATCCGTCCATTGTTTTTCTATCATCTAATTTAATATTATTTTCAAAACAATACTCATTCCATTCTTTGAATTTTTGTAGATAATAGTCAGTAAGGTCTCTAGTAAATACTTTATCAACGAAATAAGTGAGATAAGCATGGGACTTATTATCTTTTTCCCAATAAAAGCCATTCCAGTAATAAAGAACATCGTAAGAAAGGATAAATTCATTTTTATAGAGACTAACGAAATAATCCGCAATAATACTGGTAGCAAATCCCGAACTTAATAAATCAACTTGTTGAGACTTGTATTTTTTCTTTAATTCTTTGTAAAGTTTTTCGTCTTCTTGTTTCAAGTAATAAAAGAGAGAACCGATGGTAATTTTATCGCACTTTAAACCTTTGAAAGTATTATCACAACCTTCTTCATTCCACCATTTAGGATACAATTTAGAAATGTCTCTAAAAATGGCTAATGCTTCTTTGTATTCTAATTCACTTTTTAAAGCAGCACCAATGCGTAACCAAGTGCCGTAAGGGTCAGTTTGTTTATCAATTTTAGAAAACATTCCGTGTTGAAAATAGAAATTGATTTCATCTGCTACATCTATTTCTTTGGTTTCTTCTTTGAAAGTATATAAATTCTTCTTTGGTTCTTCGGGGGTAGTAATAGTAGAAGTGGTAGTTGTATCGTCTTCTATCATTTCTTCTTTTTCTGTTGCTTTAGATTTTTTTTTGGGAGTTTTAGATTTTTTTTCTTTTTTTGGTTTTACTTCTGGTTCATTATAATTATTAATAAGGTCTCTCTCACCACACCAAAGTTTCATTTCTGCGGTAAATTCTAATGTTTCAAAGTCATCACAGAGTTCGTATTTTGCTACAGAACCATCTAATAAAGTATAAGAAGTAGGTGGGGCAATAATAATACCGCCGTTATTTCTAACATCAACATTGGCAACTGGATTTTGAGTTTGTTTAAGGTCTGGGTCATATTTGAAATAAAGATGTTTGCCTTTTCTAGTGAATACTTTATTTTTTCTAATACATTCCGTTCCAAAAGTATCTAAAAATTCTTTATAGGCATCTTCGCTATCAAAATCCAGAACGGATAATCCTGAAACTTCTCCCGTAATGATAGCAAAACCATCGTGAGATTTATTAACGTAATTCTTCCAATTTTCTCTCGTGATTTTTCGCCAATTAGGAATACCATTTAATGTTTTCTTTTCTTCACCTTCTTTATTAAGTGCGGTAGTAATATTCTTAAAAGTAAAACCGATAAATCCGTGATATTCGCAAAACTTAATAAAATTTAGTCCGTTCATCTTTACTATATAGTATATATAAAGAAAATCTTTTTAAGTTGTTTTATTTCAATTTTATATTTAATTAGATTTTTACAAAGTTGCTAAAGTAAAAATCTAACCAATTAAAATCTAAAATCTTCTTTTCCCATTTTTTTGCCTTCTTTTTTCTCACCACTTCTTTCTCTCGTTTTTCTTAAATTAGATGCTAAAGTTTGTTGGCGTTTCGCGGTGGCTTTTTCTTCGGCGGTAGCATATTTTGGTTTTCTACCTCTTTTGGCGGGTGCTTGGGCTGGTGCTTCGGGATAAATATCTTCGTAATTAAAATGATGACCTACGGCAGGAGCAGGATAAGGGATATTTTCTCTCATTAAACGGCTTCTAATATCTTCTGTTGCCATTTTGAATGCTTCTTTAGAGTGCTGTGCGGGTTTTCTTCGTGGAGGAGGTTTAATATTAATATCTTCTAAACCCATTCTTTCCCGTTCTACTTTTTGAGGAACTTTTTTGGATATGCCATGCTTGGCTCTATACCCGTCTTTACAAGCGGGTTGAGATAAGGCACAAGCGTAAGAGAGATGATGTTGATTGGCGTAACTTCGAACATATTCGACCCATTTATTTGGCATTCTTATACATTAATGGTTAGATTTTTTTTCTCTCTATATTTCATTTTTTTATCTTCTAAAAATCTTTGATATTTTTCTGGGTCTTCTTTCATTTTCTCGTAATATCGCTTACATTTATCTTTAGATTTCTCTGGATTTTGTTTTTGATAGTTACAAATGTATTCTAATTTGCGGTTATAACTATCAATCTTGTGCTGATTTCTCGCAATAAATTGAATAGCATCATTAATACTTTCAAAATTATCCATCTCTATATAGTATATATATATATAAATCTCTTTAAGTATATTTTTTATATTTTAATTTACCACCTTTCCTTCTTTTACCAAAGTGTTGTTTTAATTCATCAACAATACTTTCAATTAAATTCTTTAAATCTTCTATTAATGCTTCATCTTCCTCGTCCAAATCCATACCACGTCGTAAATCACGTCGTAGTCGTTGGTAATCGTGTCTCCAAATAGATTGTATTTCATATTCCGCAAATAAATCTCTTGCTCTTTCGTAATCTCCATTATCATTAATTAAATCATGAACTTCTTCAACTCTATCAATAAATTCATTTGTAAATCTATAAGGAAACTCAAATTCTTCTTCTAAAGCATTGTCTCTTTCATTTTTTTTATAAAATTCTGGGTTTTTTGGGCGTGATATTTTTCCGCCATCAATGCTACTTTCATCACTACTACTATTACTACTTTCGCCAACCATTCTTAAATTGCCATTAGTAGTTTCTCTTTCTCTAGAAAATCCAAGCATGCTTCCACCACGTCTTCTAGAAAATAATTCTTTTTTGTATCTTTTATACAAAGTATTAACATCTTTAACTAAACGAGCCTGTGGGGACGTTAAATTAAGTAAATCTTCTTCTAACTCGAAATTCAAACTCTGGAAACTCCATTCGTAATCTTCTTTGACCTTATTCCATTTTGCTATTTTTTGTTCTTTCGTTAAAGTAGGGAACTCTGTATTTAATGTATGAAAAAGGTCTTCGAAATACCAGGGATAGTTGTGGGGAATTTCGTCCATTGTATATAATTAAACAAGATAATAATTTAAATATATATTTGAACTTGGTTACCCGCAATATCGGTTACGAAAAAAAAAGTCCTATAACTACTATCTATATACAACATCATTATATACTATCTAAATATTTTCTTTTTTATCATTTAATTTATCTCGTTCTGCTTCTTCTTTCTCCCATTTTTTTTGTGCCTTTTTTTCTTCATTATCCCTCCATTTAAAATATTTATCTACTTTTTTCTCGTCATATTCCCGAGTAATATCTGGAATATAAGTAAGACTTTCCGCATCATCACCTTTAAAACAATCAAATTTTATTTTATCTGTTTTTATAAGAAAACATCTATTAATATTACGACAATTAATATCTAAATTGATAAGATAAATATTATCATCGCCTTCTTCTATTTTCGCTACCATATAAGGAACAACCTCATCAAAATGATTAATTTCATACAGAATTTTACCGACTTTCATTTTGTTCTTCTTATATTGTATGAATAATTGTTTTTATATCATTTCAATTTTTTATTTAATTAAAAAGTCAATTTTTTGGGAAATTAATAATTCTTTAATCCTATTAGATTGTATATTATCATATACAAAATTCATATACTCACTATCGTAAATACCACCAATAGCAATACTCATTTCCTCTTCAAACTCCTTACAATACCACTTATCTTGTGGTAATGAATTATTGTAATCATCAACCCATTTTTTTCGTTCATTTTTTGTTTTCAAAGGCATTTTGTTCTTATTATATAGTATATATATTTTGTTTTTATATCATTTCAATTTTTTATAAAATAAAAAGTCAATTTTTTGGGAAATTAAAATCTAACTAAAATCTAAATGAGTGTGAAAAAAATAGTGGGAATAAAATATTTTTTTTATATTTTTTTTTATAGTTTTTTTTTAATTAATTTTCACCAAGATATTCGGCAAGGTCTAATCCATTTGCCTCTGCGTAATTTTTATAAAATATTTTCATTACATCATTATCATCATACATATCATTCTCCCAGATTTCATCTAAAGAAAGTTGAATAATTAGGTTATAATGATAATTCCAATTTTCTTGCCTACAACAAGGGCATTTAATAGTGTCTCTTACAGATTTTAAATCTCCCAAAGTATAACTACAACAAGGGTCAAAATCTGGAATACATTTTTCACAAACAAAACCATCATTACAAGTATAGCATTTATAATAATGAACGGAATTATATTTTTCTAATTTTTTATCATCTAAACAAATAACACATTTCATTTTCAATTTGATTTTATATAATATATAAGTATTAACCATTTATATATATTATATAGTATGAATATATTAAGTCAATTTTTTATAAAATAAAAAGTCAATTTTTTGGGAAATTAAAATCTAAAAATAGTGTAAAAATGAATAGATTACAAATATTGAGAGAATTGAATGATTTAGATTTAGAGGATATAGAATTAGATTTCAAGAAATTGAAAATCAAAGGAGAGAAGAAAGAATATTCCAAAGCGTTATCTTTGATAGGTAATAAGGTAGTGTATTATTTCACGGATATTGAGAGATATAATACTAGAGGAAAGAAAGGAGAACCATTCTTTCAATTTTTTGAGAATAGAGAACAACAATTCGGTAAAAAATATATCCAAAACATGTTAGAATTCTACGGGACAAATCAAACAGATGCTTCTGTGAAAGTGTGGAAGTGTATATATAGATTATATTTTAGTTGTGTAAATATATTCAAACCAATAACCGCAATGACTATATATTCGCAATATTCTCCCCAATGTGTATTAGACCCAACCATGGGGTGGGGAGGAAGATTAGTAGGGGCTTGTGCGTTGAATATTCCGCATTATATAGGAATAGATAGTAATCGTAATTTGATAGAACCTTATAATGAAATGACTAAATTTCTCTCAAATCATTCAACAACAAAGATAGAATTATTTTGGGGAGATTGTATAACATTTGATTATAGTAAGATAGAATATGATATGGTTCTAACAAGTCCGCCTTATTATAATATAGAACAATACGCATTTCAAGAGAAGAGAAGCAAACAAGAATGGAACGAGCATTTTTATATACCATTTGTGAGAGAAACATTTAAATATTTAAAGAAAGGTGGTAAGTATTGTTTAAATATTCCAATAGAAGTTTTTGAATTGGTGAAGACGATATTGGGAGAACCAAACTATACTACCCCCTTTCCAAAATCCCAGAGAGGTGACCCTAATGCTAAAGTCGTGAAAGGGGAATTTATATATATATGGGAGAAATAATTTCGTATCACCAGAGAAGATAATCCGCAAACCAACCTCTACTACCGATTTCTTGTATATCTTTTCGGTGTCTTATTTTATAAAGTCTGCGTTTATTATCAGCATATTCTTGTCCGTGAGTTTGAATAAAATGAGGATAATCTCCATATCCCAATGCTCCAACACTACAAATATATTCTCCATCAGGTAAAAATACATCTATTTTTTTTCCTTTTTTGAGAGAAGGTTTCACAATCACTCCAAGTCGCTTGGCTCTAGTTATAGTATAAGGTAATATATTATACATTCTATATATTATCTTAATCTTTTTCTTCTGTTGAAAACGGATTAATTCCTTTATCCAACAACATTTTTTCTTCTTGTAATTCACCCCTAATATCACGCACGATACTGATAGCACCCCAGCAAATATTACACTCTTTACATTTGGATTTAAGACAAAAGGCGGTCATAGTGCCTAAAAACCCCAAAAATACGCCTGTAATAGTAATCCAGAATGCTCCGCCGAATTGACTTGTATCCATTTATATATAGAGAGAACATTTTAAACAATTTTTAAAAAAGCATTTGCGGACGCTCCATCTCTAAATATTGTTCCAGCAGGTAATCCAGTAGAAGATGTAGGTAAATTAGCGTTAATCAAAATATTAGGAGTAATAGAATTAAAAGATAATCCAGTAGCAGTTAAAGTAGCGGTAATAGGAGTAGCAGAAGGTAAATTAGCCGTTATAGCCCTTATAATTATCAAACCACTTCCACCATTTCTAGGAATAGCACCACTAACAGCACAACCACCACCACCACCTCCTCCAGTATTTACTACTCCTATAGTGCTAGCACTAGAACTCCCATATCCATTACCCCCGCCTCCATTTCCACCTAATCCAGAAGAAAAATTCCCATTTCTAGCACTACCACCCCCGCCCCCAGCAATATATCCAGCATTAGTAGCAGTTTTAAAGTCAAGAGACATAGCATTATTTCCTGTATAATTATTAATGCCACCAAATCCAGCAGAAAGCCAAGTTGAAGTAGAAAGAGTTCCAATACCACCAGCACCACCAATTAAAGTAGAAGTATTTCCTCCAGCACCACCAGCAGCACCAGCACCACCACCACCACCACCACCACCAAATCCTAATCCATTTCCACCAGCAAATCCTACAGACGGAGCAACAGCGGTGGAACTTCCACCAGCTCCTACGACATTAGCACCCTGTAATACTCCGTTAGCATTACCACCACCACCACTACCTCCATTCAATCCTGATGAACTAATACTTCCTCCACCCCCACCACCACCACCAAGAGCAGTATATCCAAAAGCAGTAGTTGGATTACCACTATTTCCAGGAGCGCCAACACTACCACTAGGGGGAGCAACACCTCCAGTTCCAATAGCAATAGAATAAGTCCCAGCAGTTATACTAGTATTTTGAACCAAAGTATAACCACCAGCACCACCTCCTCCACCAGCACTATCTACCGACCCTGCTCCTATTCCATTAAATCCACCACTACCACCGCCACCAATAAGTAATAAATCAACATTATTAATAGTCGAACTTAAGATGGTAGCAGTAGTAGCAGTATTATTAAAAACAAAATATGTATATATTCCAGAAACATACGAAAAGGAAATATTAGTAAGTAAAGCAGTCATTTGAGTTCCAGTAGAAACTGAAACACTACCAATTCCAGTTAAGTTATTAGCGTTTAAAGTGCTAGTTATAGGATTATAAGTAAGCGGACCAACCGCTTCATCTATAAATAATGGACTTGTAAATCCCAGAGTTGCTTTTTTTTGAAAAGGAATAAAACAATTTTCATTTTGATTATTATCGGTAGTAGTAACATTCAATGTATTATAAGCATTGGTAGCACTATCAGCATTTCCTACCAAAGCCCCAGTAAAAGTAGTAGCCGTTACATTCGCACTTGGAAAACTAATTAATTGGGCGTTAGGAGCAGAAATAGCAGCAGTTGCGGAAGCATTATTAATTATAAATTGAGACATATTACCGTTCATTGTCATACCACTATTAACCATTGCTCCAGTAGTGGTGAGTTGATTGGTAGAAGGATTAAAGGTAATATGTCCGTTAGTATCGGTATATACTTGCTGACTGGAAGTAGTAGCGGTAGTAGCAACAAATGGTAAATAAAAAGCCTGATTTTGTGTTACACCAAGAGTTCCAATTCTAGTAGCGGTAGTAGCAGTAGTAGCGGTAGCAGCATTAGCAGACATCCCAGCAGAATTAATAACATTTGTAAGTGTTCCATTGGTTATAGTAAAAGTAGGAGTATTGCTTAAACCAGTTCCAGGGTCTAAAGTCATACTACCAGGACCACTATTTGTTAGAACAAGTGGCACATCATTTGATGTTCCATCATTATTAAGAACATTTTGTAAAGTTGGGTTAGGAATATAAGGAAAACCATTAATAGTAGTAACATTTGTAATATCATTATTATTCATATTTAAATCATTAGTCCCAGCAGAATTTCCATTGGCTAAAACTTGGCTTAAATCCGCAGAACCACCGCCACCGCCTTGTCCCACTAAAGCATATAAATTAGAAATTCTCTGGTTAAGTTGATTAACACTATTACTCATTTATATATAATTAGAATATATTTTAAAATTATTATCTCTAGAATATATAAACCGATGAACGAAATATTTACCGACAAAAATATAACCGAGAGTTCTAAAAATCTATATATGAAAAATTTAATTAGATTAAATGGAGGAGAAATCAAGAATTTTAATTTTCTAAAGAATGAAAAAGAGATTTTAGAGAAATTAAAGAAATACAAACCAAATACTCAAAGAACTTATATTATATCTATCGTATCTCTCTTAAAAAGTCTCTCAACGAAAGAACCAAAGAAGTATAAAAAATTATATACATCTTATTATTCGGTTCTAGATGAAATGAATAAAAATCTAAAAGTAAATAATGAGAAAAGTGATAAAGAAGAAAAGAATTGGATTTCTCAAGAAGAAGTATTAGAGAGATTTAATGAATTGAAAAAAATAATCCCAACTTTAGGAAAAAAAATCACAGAAGAACAATTCCAAGAATTACAGAAATTAGTCATTCTTTCCCTCTATTGCTTACAACGCCCACGTAGAAACAAAGATTACCAACAAATGATTGTTTATAAGAAATATTCAAAACCCGCCGAAGAAGTAGCAAAAGAAAACATTTTAGATTTAGCCGAAAATCGATTTATCTTTAATAATTACAAGACGCAAAAGAAATATCATTCACAAGAAATCAAAATTCTCCCAGAATTGAGAGAAATATTGGATATATATCTAAAGTATCACCCAACGTTCAAGAAATCAAAAACTCCAGTTCCTTTACTAGTGAATTTCGAAGGACAACCTTATACTAATAACAATGATATGACAAGACTACTATATAAAATATTCAACAAGAAAGTAGGTTGTAGTATGCTACGACATATTTTCCTAACGGATAAATACAAAGATGTCATGAATGAAATGAAAGAAGATACAAAGGAAATGGGGACAAGTGTGGAGATGATGAAAGACCAATATATTAAGAATTAAGTAATGGTTCGCTACGCTTAATAAACCCAATACGCCACTAATTCATCAGCACCTAAACCAAGTTCTTTCTTGTATTTCTTAATGAATTTTTGGAATTCTTCTAAATCGTAAAAGAAATTTTTCATCATTAATATTCTCAAGATAACCCATCTCCCGCAAGTAGCAGATTGATTAGAAAGTTTTTGAAATTTGTAGTGATTA